ATAGAAGCAGCAGATTTTGAATCAGTTCAGGATGCTTCTGACAATCGACAGATTGGATGGATTGCAAAAGGATACAATATGCGAGATGCTTCAAAAGATTTCATCACAGGACCAACAGGATTAGAAGATAATGCAGCACTTATGGACCCCCAACATATTGTTAATCGTAATTTATACATTAATTTTTACACAACTACTGATTCAGAGGCTTCTCCAAGTCGAGGATATAACTACTTATTGATACTCAGAGAAGTTGCAATATCAGAAGCAGAAGCAATCTTGCAAATGGTAAAGGGTGTTGCACAGGATATCCGGAATTAAGTAATTAAGATCTTGAGCTTTCTTTTTTTTTTTCCAGATTCCGGAAATGATCATTCCGGTTTTCGGTTTTTATTCAATTCTGATGCTTTTACGAATGTATTTGTTCCATAGCCTCGCTTGGTTCTTTTCCTCATCCATTGTTCATTTCTGACTTTTGCATTCCATGCTGCATCTTCTGGTGTTGAAAAGTACCTAAATTGAGTAACTCTTTCTCTGCCTTTGTAGAAAGAAGTAGGTGTTGTAAGTAGTATTGAATTGCGAGTTCCACATTGACGACATTTAGAATCATATCTGGATGATTTAGATGATACATTCCAAGCCCTAGAGCATACTTTACAGGTCCAAACAATATGCCTTGGTCTTCGCCATCCACCTGATTGAGAATATTTCTCTGGATTCAATCTTTTTCTTCCTAGCGAATCATATTTTTTTGGGTCTGGTGGGTGGGACATATGATACTACGACCCACACATCCGCCATAAACCAATCGAGAAAATCCTAGTCCGATTTACCGCTTCGCGGAATAGATAAGAATCTGTATCCGCAGTATAGCATACGCTGCTATGCTCTATGCGACAAGGATAGAGATTATTAGCGTTATGACCCACAAAGAAGTCCTTTAGACCCCCTATTCTTAGCGACATTATGGCTAGGACTGATTCCTTTTTTATTAGACAAAGTTTGAACATTGACAACACGACAAATTTCCAACAAACAAGTTTGGATTTAGGTGCATATGTGGATGCACTAGGAAAAGCAGTTCTTCGTATTCACAATATTTCAGTTCAGTATACAGATGCAAATGGTGCACCGTTGCAAATTACAGGAAGTGCAAACGGAACTTCTGCAGTTGCTAGTTTCCAACTTACTACACAGACACAATCAGCATTAGTGGTTGCTGGAGACAACAAATCTTTAGTGGCTTCTGGAAGAACCAATGCTTATGCTTTCGGGACTTCTGGTACTGCTTATCCTAGCATAACTTCTGATGCTCTGGACAATGCCCCTCAACTTTGGGAAAATGGATATTTAATTGGCGTTGAAACCATGTATCTTGGCGGACAGGCTTCAACAGGATGGACAGGAGACGTTTACGTTTCTATTGTCATGGAATGCACTTCTGAATCACTTACACAAGCAGCAGCAATGGCATTAGCGTTATCGCAGCAATGAAGGTGATTTAGTGGCAGCACCAATCATTGGAGCAGGTCTTATCCGCATAGGGGGCGGAATGGCTCTTAGACGCGTCTCTATGGGCAATGCTTTGACAGGTCTTGGTATGGGATTTAGGCTAATGGATTTAGTTGAAGATGAGGCAGGTAATGTCTACCAAGTAGTCCAAGATACTACTATGCCTAGTCCTATGAGAAGAATGGATAATATTCCTATTCCTTCTGGTAAAAAAACCAAGAGAAAAAGGAAGGTTTCGAAGTATCAAAAAGCATTCGGAAGAAATCTCAAGATCTTGAAAAAAAAACATCCTCGAACTTCAGTAACAAAATTAATGAAAAAAGCACATATTGCAACTAGGAAGGGAATGAAGAAATGAGTAAATTACTAAGTTTCAGAGGAAAACTTTTCGCAGCAGACAATTCAATCCTAAAAAATGAAAATATTTTCACATATACTTCGCCAGATTTGACAAGAGCATGGAAAGTTGAATCATTTTATCTCTGGCCAGAACCAAGAGCAATTGCTGCAACTGATGGACAGTGGATGTTGAATGCTTCTCTAGCGACTGATGAAATAGAAGCAGCAGATTTTGAATCAGTTCAGGATGCTTCTGACAATCGACAGATTGGATGGATTGCAAAAGGATACAATATGCGAGATGCTTCAAAAGATTTCATCACAGGACCAACAGGATTAGAAGATAATGCAGCACTTATG